TAGAGGTACTTTAATTTTTAGCTAAGAAAAATGGGTTTTTGGAACAACATAATACGATTGTTTAGACGTGATACAGCCACTACGAACGCTGGCGGTGATGCTACAGAAAGTAGTGCATCTCCGGCGCGTACTGGTGGTGACGCTTCCTACATTGTGTACGGGAATGATCAAATGGCTTTATGCATAGCAACTGTCTATCGCTGCGTTAAATTACTAAGTGAAAGCGTAGCGAATTTGCCGATACAAGTTATGCGATTAAAAAGTAATTTGTTTACCGCTGACAATGGTAGCAGGCTTAATTATCTATTGAATGTACAGCCGGATGCTAACATTAATGCCTTTGATTTCTGGGTGCAAGTAATACAGAATGTATTATTGACCGGCAATGCTTATATAGTCCCTATATATAATCCTGTAACCTTAGAAGCTGATCGCCTGGTATTGTGTAATTCACGCTGTGTTATGCACGATACGACTTATGATAGATATACTATTAGTGATTTAAATAACGGCGTGTACGGCGTGTATGATGAATCGGAAGTTATACATATCAAAGGATTAACCCTTGATGGCAAAAACGGTCTTAGTGTGTTAACATTTGCCCATTTAACGGCTAATATCGCAGCTAATGGAGATAACGAGACTTTAAAGAGATTTGCCAATGGCGGAAACGTTCGCGGCATCATATCCAATGATACGAGCATACGCGGATTTGGAGAATACCAGGATACGGAGTTAGCCAAAACCGCTGTTGACGTAGATGGAAAATTTAGTAGTGGGCAGCATATTGTTAGTCTACCTGGTCAGGTAGACTTTAAGCAAATTTCGCTTAGCAGTACCGACATGCAATTTTTAGAGAGTCGAAAATTCACGGTGCGCGAGATATGTCGATTTTTTGGCGTGCATCCATCTTTTGTATTTGATGATACAAGTAATAATTATAAGTCTGCTGAAATGGCGAATGTGGCTTTTTTAAGCAACACCTTAAATCCGATTTTAAGAAAAATAGAAACTGAATTATTACGCAAATTAGTAGCTCCGTCTTTGGTGATGAAAAGAAAATTTCAATTTGACCGTCGTGGTCTTTACGCGTGTGATTTGGACAGCCGTGTAAAATATCAGACGCAGACCATAGCTGCCGGTATATATACTGTTAACGAGTGGCGGCGCGAAGAAAATAAAGAACCAGTAAAGGGCGGAGATACAGTGCTGGTGTCAGCTAATTTAAGAAGCATTAATGAGGCCCTAATGCCAACTAAACCGGCATCGACGGCTAAGAATAACGATATAAAATGATTATAAGAAATGGCAAAGAAGAATAAAGACAAAGTAGTACACAGGATGCTACACACTTGCAGTGATGTACACATCCGTGAAGCCAACGGAGAAGAACCTAGCCGTACTATTACGGGTTATGCTATTTTATTTGGCATACCTTCTGATCCTATTTGGAGTGATGAAGATAGTGAAGCACGAGAAGTAATATCTAAAACGGCCATTACTAAGGAATTATTAGATGGTTGTGATATTAAGTTTACTATGTTTCATGATCGGCAATTGATATTAGCGCGCAGCAGAAATGGCGTAGGGACGTTGAGCTATAACGTAGATGAAAAAGGCGTCAGTTTTGAATTCGATGCGCCGAACACGGTAGATGGTGATAAAGCTTTAGAGCTGGTACGCCGTGGTGATATATCGGGATGTAGTTTCATGTTCACTACACGCTATTATGATGACGCTTGTGTAACGCGTACGGCTAATGTGGTTAATGGTGTAACGATGATTATTTATACTGTAGAAGTTGTTACAGGTGTTTATGATTTTACACTAGCCGCTGATCCAGCTTACCCGGATACCTCGGTAGAAGCTCGTGACTTTGCTGCCGATCTACACGAATCGATAAAGCCTCAACAGGAGGATAGAGAGAAAATAACAAAAATGCGCGAGCAGGTGCGCGATATGCGCCGCGCTGCCGGGCATAGAATATAACTATATGTTTAATAATAAAAGTTTAGAAAATGCCAAAAGAGAAAAAAACTTTAGTTGTTCGCGATCTGATTAATCAGTATCAAGCGAACTGCGACCGAATCACCGAAATGGCGGATTTGTGCGAGACAGAGCAGCGCGAGCGTACCGAAGCGGAAACAAAAGAGTACGAAACACTTGCCCGCGACAATCAGTTGCTTAGCATGAAAATGCAAGCGGCTACGGCAGATCATTTGCGTGAGAATCCTAATGCACGTGAAGACGCTATTAAGATTATCCGTGAGAACGCTACAAACGGAAAGAAAACAGAAATTATCTTTGTACGCGACCTCATGATGGTTAACGATGCTGCTAATGGCGCTATCGTTCCGCTTAATATTCAAGATATTTTGGCGCCTCTTACGGAGGGCTTTATTTTGGATAAAGTTGGTTTGCCTATGCCTACCGGCTTGGCCGGGGATTACGTATGGCCTATGTATGAAATGGTAGAAGCACAGATAGCTGGAGAAGGCGCGTCTTTGTCTGATACGAAGATTCCATTCAGTAAGATGCAAGCAGCACCAGAGCGTGTTGGTATTGCTATTCCTGTAACCAATCAGACACTTAACCAAAGTGCTGGTATCTTGGAAACCATCGTACGTGAAATCATGCCAATGTCTATCCGTTTGCTGCTCAACAAAATTTTGTTTAGCACGGCAAAAGTTAACAACGCTACTAACTTAGTAGGGCCGTTTGTAGGATTGGTAGATAGCGCTGTACCATTGTCCGCTGTTCCTAAATTCACAGAGTTAAATTCTAAGATGAAAGCCGCAGTACTTAGTACTGGGATTGATGGAGAGCACCTTTGTTGGATTATGAGTAAGAGTTTAGAGGCTATTTTGGAAGGCACGCCTATCAATGATAAGGGTGTTTACATTCCGATGGCGCAAAACCACGTTATGTGTGGTTTGCCTATCTACACAACTAATGTCATTAGTCCGCGTGCAGTATCTTATCAAAAGTATACCGCAGGTACTACTAACGCTTGGGCGGCGTATGCGCTGGCTGATGGTGATACAGTTACCTATGAAGTATCAGGAGATTCTATTGAACACGCATTGGCTGACATCACGACACCTGCTGGTGGTAAGATTGCCAAAGTAATAGTAGTTACTGAATATGTGGGACTAGGAGACTGGAGATACCAACCCATGGGCCTATTTGGCACGCTGCGTTTCATCGTAGACCCGTACAGTCAGGCACGTAAGGATGCTGTAGACTTTGTACTTAATACCGATTATGGTACTAAGACGTTGCGCAAAGAAGCCTTTAAGTTGGGCAAAGTAGCAACATCTGCATAAAGGTACGCATAGATTTAAAATTGGGATTTAATTATGGCTAGTGTAGTAAGTTTGGAACTTTTTAAAAAGCATGTGCGTGCGGATGATTTTGCCGACGACGATACGTATTTACAGCATCTTTTAGATGCCGCACAAGAAAGCGTTATTAACGCTACGAATCGTGTTGAATCAGAGTTAACCGAAATGGGCGGCGGGATATTTCCGCCGACCTTGCAACATGCCATAATGGTATTAGCAGCACACTGGTATAATCAGCGTGAAAGTGTTAGTACTACACAGATGCATGAAGTACCGGACACGCTACAAGCCTTAATTAAGCCTTATCGTAAACTCATGGATGATCTATAATTTATACAGAATAATGCAAGCTGGAAGAATGAAATACCGTGTTTCTTTGTTAGAACCTAAGAAAACTACTAATGACTTCGGTGAAGAAGATACGGAGTATGTAGTTACGCGAACTGTGTATGCAGAACGTGTTAAGCAAACAGGTTATCGTAGTGAAGAAGTCGGCGAGCATTTTCCAGATTACAATGCAGAATTTAATGTACGTGATGCGCACCCTGTAGAAGAGAACTGGAGATTACAGCAGCTAGGCGGTTATCTTTATACGATAACTAACATTATACCTAATATTGACCGTGGAATGAAAACTTTGATGTGCATAAGGGTTAATGAATGATGGGACAAGATATATCATACGATGATGCTAATTTGCAGCGGTTATTCGCTGAAATGGACCCAAAGCAGAGGTTAAAAGCACTTAAAGGAGCTTTTAAAAGAGAGGCAAACCAAGTGCGTAAGACGGCATTAAATAATCTGCGTGGAAGCATCCGGACTGATAAAGATTTAGAGAGTGGTGTACGTGTTATTGTATTTAAAAAAACGGCGGGATTTCGTGTTACTATAGGTACAAAAAGGGCTACTAGAGCTGGCGGAAAAGATTACGGGTACCATAGGAACAGACAGGGACTTAAAAAGCCTATCCTTATTTGGGCAGAAGAGGGAACCGAGGCTAGGCAGACTAAGAGCCGGACGCGTATTTTTGCACGTTCCCGTAAAGGACATGCTACTGGAAGAATGAAACGGTACGGATTTATGCGAAAAACGGCATCGGATGTAAGGGATAGCGTGACAGATCATCTAAGAACTGAAGTGATTAACAATGTACAAAAAATAGCTGATAAATATGGCTGCAAATAAAACGTCATTAAGTGCCGGTAGCATTATACGTAGCATTCTATTACAGGATTCCGACGTTAAAGCTATAACGCAGAATGTTTTTCCTATTGTTACGGACAAAGCGGAATTGCCTTATGTTTTATACAGGCGTACGAGTTTGGTGCATAATGCTACGAAAGCAAAACAGCCCGGGGCTGACACCGTACAAATAGAAGTGTTATGCTTTACATCAAAGTATGCGCCAGGTGTAGAATTAGCGGAGGCCGTAAGGGCGGCGTTAGACTATTCACAAGGAGAAGAAAACGGAGTAGTTATGCGCAGCTGTGTTTTAAGTGACAGTGAAGAAGCTTGGCAGGATGACGCCTATGTACAACAATTAGTGTTTAGTATTAAAATATAGACACCTAAAAATTAGATAAAAATGAGCACAACAAAAACAGGTTATTGTAATGGTAGCGACATGTTATTGTACTTAGCAGGTAAAGCCTGCGGGCACTGTACTACGCATACCACAACCCTTACCAGCGAAACAAAAGATCGTGCGGTAAAGCCGATAGCTACTAAGGGTATATCTGCTGGTTTATGGAAAGGAAAAGGCGTTACGGGTCTTAGTATTTCCATATCGGCAGAGGGTCTAAACTTCTACGATGAAACCGAAGCTGGTTATAAAGAGCTTTTAGGGGCTTGGAAAGCCGGTAAGAGTGTAGAAGTAAAATGTATGGAACGTGAAGCTAGTGACAAGCCGTATTTGGTAGGTCAATTCGTTATCGCGTCTTTGGAACGTGTAGACCCTGCACAGGATGACAGCACGTATAGTATATCTTTGGATAACGACGGAGAGCCTACAGTGTTAGACGAAACG